TGGCCTTATATGGTGAGGATTTAGGGCGCGCTCAGTATGAGCAGGAATATCTGTGCAGCTTCAATGCAGCGATTCTCGGGGCGTTCTATACCAGAGAAATGCTGGCGGTTCGTAATGAGGGGCGCATCTTCGATATTGAGCCTGTGCCGGGCCAACCGGTTCATAGGGCATGGGACATTGGCGTTAGGGACGATACGTCGATCTGGTGGTTTCAAGTCGTTGGCGGGCGGGTTTTCATTTTCGATTGCTACACGTCGAGCGGTGTTGGTGTCGATCATTATGCGGAAGTCATAGAGAGCAAGCCGTATCAGGACGGCACGGATTATGTCCCGCACGACGCCAAGCAACGCGTGTGGGTGATGAAGGGTGCCAAGACAGTGCTAGAGGCTATGATGGATTATGGCCTGCATCCGCAAGTCGTGCCAAACTTTTCGAAGATGCAAGGCATTCAAGCGGCTAGGACAACGCTGGCAAAAAGCATATTCCACCCGAGAACGGAAGAGATAGGCATCGCGGCGTTAGAGCAATATCGTCGTGAATGGAATGACGAAAAAAAGACATTCCAGGCCAATGAAGTGCGGGATTGGACAACACACTTAGCTGATGCCTTTCGTTATCTAGCGCTTTCATGGCGGGAAATTCGTCCGGAAGAACCGGAAATCAAGAGAATCCAGCGCCGCAGCCAGGTTGTTCTGCCCGGCCCACCGGAACCACGATCAAAGACACGAATTCGGGTATAATTGATGGCATATGACGATCAGCCGCAAGAGGCACCGCTTGAAATGGCGCTGGAAAGCCGTGACGCAAAGCCATGGCTGGATCTGATTGCGGATGCCCAAAAGTGCTTCCAGCACTATCACGACAAATGCGATAATATCGAGAAGCTATATGGTGACCTGAAGGAATTAGCCGAACATTCGACGGAACGCGAGTTTCAAATCTTCTGGGCGAATCTGGAGGTTTTGAAGCCGTCATTGTATGCCCGGCCGCCTGTTCCTGTCGTGATGCCACGCTTCAAGGATTACAAGGAGTTACCACGAAAGGCGGCAGAAATCCTTGAACGCACTCTTATAACGTCCTTTGAGATCGAAGACATTGACGCGACTATGCGGTTGGTCCGGGATGATCTGGCCTTGACGGCGCGTGGTACGCCTTGGTTGAGGTTGGATGATGCGGAGGGACAGAAGGTCCGTTATGACCATGTGGACCGCAAGGACTTCCTGCATGACCCGGCGCGCAAATGGAAGGAAGTGGACTGGGTAGCCAGACGGGCATGGTTAAGCCGACAGCAAGCCGTTGAGCGCTTTGGGGAGGGTGTTTTAGAGGCGAACTTCGATCAGAGAGGCTTGCAATACAGCGAAGGCGAATCGCAATCAGAGCGCAATCAGGAAAGTGACTACAAAGGCGAGAAGAAAGCTGCTGTCTGGGAGATATGGCACAAATCCAAGAATGTCGTGGTTTGGGTATCCAAGGGCGTTGAGGACATTCTAGACGTTCGTGAGCCATTCCTTCAGCTAGAAGGCTTTTTCCCGTGTCCGAAGCCGGCCTATGGCACGATCCAGACAGGCACACTCATTCCGATACCGGATTTCCTGTATTACCGGGATCAAGTGGAGGAAATCAACGAACTGACTGCCCGGATATCGGCATTGTCGGAAGCCTTGCGGATGAAGGGTTTTTATGCGTCCGGGTCCGAAGATGTCGCGGAAGCCATTGAAACGGCTATGCGGCAGATGGACAACAATGCGCTGTTGATTCCGGTGTCGAACTTCGCCGCTATGGGCGGGGCGTCGCTCAAGGATAGCATTATCTGGTTGCCAGTCGTTGAGATTGCATCAACCATTGAAAACCTTGTTGCACTGCGAAGGCAGCTTATTGAGGATATCTACCAGATCACCGGGCTTTCCGACATTATGCGCGGTGATACGGATGCGCGTGAAACGTTAGGAGCACAGCAGCTTAAAAGCCAATATGGCTCCATTCGTATTAGAGACAGGCAGAACGAACTGATCAGGATTGCTCGCGACATGACCCGCATGGCAGCGGAAATCATGGCGGAGAATTTCGATCCTCAGACGCTTCTCGACATGAGCCAGGTGGACGATGTTCCAGAACAAGTCCAGATCGATCAGCAGATTGCCCAGATTCAGAGCCAGGTTGAACAAGCCGTCAATGATCCGCGTATCGTTGAGATGGCTCAACAGAACCCCCAGCAGGCCCAGCAGATCCAGCAACAGGTACAAGGGCAAATCCAACAATTAGAGCAGACCGTTACGCTGGAAAAGATTATGGGCCTGTTGCGGGAACAGCGTATCCGGCCCTTTGTTCTAGAGATTGAGACGGATTCAACCATCCAGCCGGATGAGGACGCGGAGAAACAGCGCACGAACGAATTCATGGCAGCGGTTGGCGGCTTTATCTCCCAGGCCGGTCCAATGGTTCAGCAGGAACCGGCAACAGCGCCGTTCGTAGCGGAAATGCTCAAGTTCGTAGCATCTAAATATCGCGCTGGTAGGGAATTGGAAGGCACGATTGAGGAATTTGCAGACGCTATCAAACAGCGTGCTTCGCAGCCGCAACAGCAAGGTCCGACGCCTGAACAGATCGCCGCTCAGGAAAAGCAGGCGGATACCCAAATGAGGCAGCAGGAACAACAGGTTGCCATGCAAATGAAACAGCAAGAATTGCAGGGTAAATTGGAATTTGAGAAAATCAAGCTTGCGGCGGATATGGAAGCGAAAAGTCAGGATAGGCAGCTAGAATTGGAGCTGGGAACAGCAAAGCTTGAGATTGAAAAGGAACGTATCAATCTAGAAGCGCAGAAACTCAACCTTGAGACAGATTTCAAGGGGCGTGATCTGGATTTGAAGTTCGCTCAGGCGGACGGTGTTATAAAGAAGGATGGGAATGCTCACAGTGCGTCAACTGCACTAGCGGAAATGCTGTCAAACGTATCTCAGCAGATGGACGACACGCTTTTACAAGTGAGCGATCAATTGACAAGAATAGAGGACAAATCCGGCTTGCCGCGAAGGATTGTCAAAAAGAATGGTAAAATCGATGGCGTGATGATTGGTGACGATGAGTTTCACCCTGTGATCCGGGATAAAAGCGGTGAAATTGCCGGATTAGGCACTATTCAATAGAGAAAGGACTAGAAATGAGTTTTTCCAATACAACGGAAACTGCCATTATGGTGTTGATTTACAACGCAACGGCATGGGCGAATTATGCGGATAATGCTGCGGCATCGCCGGAAACCAACATTGTTTGCGCTTTGCATACTGCAGATCCGCTTGATGCCGGCACCATGGCCACTTCCGAAATCGCCTATACGTCTTATGCCCGTGTCAATGTTGCGCGGACAGCGGGCGGATGGTCGGAATCGGCTGGCGTTGTGTCACCGGTGGCCAATATTGATTTTCCGGCTGGCACCGGTGGTTCGGGTACAGCGTCGCATTTCTCGACCGGTAAATCCGGTGGCGGCGCGGCGGCTATCCTGATGTCTGGGACTGTCACGCCGAACATTGTGACAGGTGACGGCGTGACGCCACGACTGACAACGGCTTCCACGCTTACCCTGGATTAGACCATGCCGATCGTTGCAGCTAAGGGCGAATCCAAAACGAAGCCGGGCCGGGCTGATTTTCTCAGGCAGGCCATGGCGGATGCAGAGCTGGCCTACCGGACAGCGCACAATCGGCGGTATCTGAAATGGGCAAACGGCAAACAGGACAAGCCGCCGCCCGTTTTCAATATCGATGAAATGCTTTCCCAGAAGGTCAAGGCGCGTTTGAAGGCCAAAAAGGAATTCGCAAAACGTGGAACATAGCGCAGAATTGCGCCGATGTTTGCTGGAAGCGGATTTGCATGGCCTTCAGGCGGTTTGGCGTCATATTGCACCGCATTTGGCGGAATTGCCGCCCGATCAGGCTGTGATTTCCATGCACATGGCGCGTGTCGAGTCGGAAACCATGCCGGCGGGTATCAAAGCCTATTCAAAGGCATGGCTTGCCGAGTATGGCATAAAGCGAACAAACGGCCGATGGGTTGACGCCTGTGTGACGGAAGCGCCACGGAAATCGGTGATTGTCGAAGCGGTGGGGATTGCATCACTATCGCTGGGAAAGGATCGAACATTGTCCGATCTGGTTGTCAGGGCGATGCAAGATGCGCTGCTTGAAGGTCTCGAGCGCAACATCGTTGAACCGCCCATGCAGAAAGAACTGATGCTTAAGGCGCGACAGGCGGTGAAATTCAAGGAAAGGAGACTCTGACAATGCCTACGACGGTCTCAGGCAATCCTGCGAATTTCAAGCCCAACGTGGATATCGGGTTCAGGTTCGATGATGCGGATTTTCTCATTTTGACAGTCGACGAACAGAATGCGCAAGTCGATCAAAGCGCGGTCAGAATCGCTCAGTATTTCAAATTCCTTGATCCGGAAGATGATCCGCCGCCGACCATCTTTTTGCCGGATATGAGAGACCTGGCAATCACTACGTCCATTGTCTACAACCGAAATTATGGCTCGCCTGAACCTTACTTTACGATTCAGATCCGGTTTGTCGACGATCCGTCGCAAACAACCGGCATACCAAGGGGGCAGGTCAAAGCGCGCGCAGAGGCGGTGGCCCAACAGATCATTGACGAGATCGTTGCCATTGAAAGCGAAGAAAGCCTGCCGATCACCGCAACGCTGACTTGGCTGTAAGCTAATGGCTGTTCCGGTAATTGCAGCATCAGGAGCGGCTGCAGCAGGAACCGGCACGTCGCTGGCTGTTCCGTATCCGTCGGGGATTAACTCCGGCGATCTGTTGATCTTCGCGTATTGTAACGGTTCTGCGAATTTCAACGGCAGCACTCCGTCCGGCTGGACGCTTGAACTTGCTCAACAGCAAGGCACGACCGTTCAGACATCTGTTTTCAGTAAAATTGCCGCCGGTTCGGAAAGCGGCAATCTGAGTTTCACCGGCCTGAGAAGCGGCGATAGCCACATCGCCAGAATGCACCGCATCACCGGTGGCGACACCATCGAAGCGGTAAACTCCAGCGGCGCGTCTTCCAAGACAGTCACGCACCCGTCAACGACGACGTCCTGGGCCGACAGTCTCGTAATGCAATTTACGGGCATCAATGATGACGAGACGGCCGCAAGTTTCACCGGCGAGACTGGCGGCGATTTGACGCTTCATTCGCAGGATAGTGGGACTGGCGGTAATGACGTTGCGCTTTCTTTGCAAACAGCCGGCCTTGCATCAGCCGGAACGATCTCCGGCGGATCGTGGACTTACGCCGGCGCGACAGAAGCTTTTGTCACTATCGGACTTGCCGTCTACACGAATGTTGATCCTACATACGATCAAGATAGCTATCGGTTTCGTAATGATGACGGAACGGCGTCGACTGCGACGTGGATGGCGAACGTCAATACTGTTCCGCCCGATATTGATCTGGATACAAATTTCAGAATTCGGTTTCTAGTTCAAACAAACGATTTCACAACGTCGGACCAAGACGTTGGATTTAACGCATATTACCGCATCGACACCGGTGGCGGTTTCGGTTCCTGGGGACTAATAACCAGTAGCACAGAACTAGAACACATAAGTTCACCAAACTATAACACTGCGCAAGATAATAATCAGAGAATAGGCTCCGGTACGCTGGCGGACGGCTATATAATCGAGTCCTCAGCAATTATTTCTTCCACTAATTTAACAGATATCGGTCCTGTTGAGGAGTATGAGCTTGAGTATTGTTTCCACTGTGACTCTGGTGCACCCACGCCGGCGGAGGGCGGAGACGTAATTGAAGTGCGTCTAGTTTTAGGTGGCGTCGATCTAGACAGCTATACGAATACAGCGTCATTTACGGTAGCCGGGGCCGGTGTCGGATTAACGTTTCTTCCGCCACACAGGCGTCAACCAAACCTGAGATTCTAGAAGGCAACGCAATGGGCATAATGTATTCTTCGGTTCTCGATACGGCGGCGACGGCCGCTGCTATTGATTTCTTCGAACTTCTCACGCCGGCCGATGCCGTCGCAATCATCCATTCGGTTAGAATCACACAATCGACCGATGCGGGTGATGCACAAGCGGAAATGCTGGAGCTTGTCATGCGGCGCGTTACAGGCGCCCCTACATCGGGATCGGGCGGCACCACGAACGAAAATCCGCTGATGCAAGGAGCGCCAGCGGCGGGCAGCATTTGCGAAGCGGGCAATTCGACCAAATTGACAGGCGGGACATCGGTTGATCTTCTACGGGAAGGCTTCAATGTTCAAGTCGGCTTTTTTTGGACGCCAACGCCGGAAGAGCGGATCATAATCTCGCCGTCAACGCGGCTAGTTGTGGAATTGGTCACAACGCCGACCGATGCCTTGGATTTTCACGGCACGCTGATCTTTGAAGAAATAGGCGGCTAAAATGTCGCGCGGAGTATTCCGCAAAAGGATATATGCTGGCCGCCCGCCTTGGCTTAGGTGGATTGCGGGGACTGTTTCTGGTTTCACAAGCGGCACTGGCGTTGCAACCGGAACAGCCACCGGCGCGGCCATTGGCTCTTCTGTTGTCGCTGCTACCGGTGCGGCCACGGGATCTGCCACCTTAGCGGCTACCGGTGTAGCGATATTTGCTGGTGATGGCGTTGCCTCAGCAACGGGTACGGCTGCCGGTATAGGCTCCGGTATCAATGCGGCGGACGGCGCTGCATCTGCAACCGGAACGGCCGCTGGCGTTGGTGAAAGCACGGCCGCTGCCACGGGTGCGGCGACCGGTACTGGCACCCTTGCTGGCATTGGCCTGGGCATCAATGCCGCAGACGGTCTTGCCTCCGCTGCAGGAACGGCAACCGCAACCGGCGAAAGCACAGCGGCGTCCACCGGTGCCGCTTCTGGTACAGGCACGGCTACTGCGGTCGGAACCGGGATCAATGAGGCGGTAGGTGCCGCATCGGCCACGGGGACGGCGGCGGCGACAGGGTTTGCCCTTGCGATTGAAGAGGGCGTTGGTGCGGCTTCTGGAACCGGTACTGGTACGGCAACCGGTGCATCAACGGCGGCAGCAACCGGTGCGGCAACGGGCGCAGGAACGCTTGCCGGTATCGGTCTTGGTATCAATGCAGCGGATGCGGTTGCTTCCGCCACGGGTACGGGTGCTGCGATTGGTGCCAGTACAGCCGAAGCAACGGCGGCGGCTTCGGCGCTTGGTACGGCAGCGGCGGTCGGAACCGGGATCAATGAAGCTGTCGGCGCAGCAACCGGTACAGGCACAGCCGTTGCGACCGGTGAAAGCACATCGGAAAGCGTTGGCGCGGCTTCGGCGACAGGGACAGCGGCGGCAACGGGTGCTAGTACAGCAGCATCGACAGGCGCGGCGACCGGAACTGCGACGGGTGCGGCGGTCGGTCAAGGTGAGAGTGTCGGGACGGCAAGTGCGGCCGGCACCGCATCAGGTGTCGGTGCGTCAACGGCGGCTTCTACTGGTGTAGCAACCGGAGCGGCGACGCTTGCTGCTATTGGTCAAGGTATTGCGGCCGGTGATG